TACCATTGTTGTCCAAGTGCAGCAACTGCAAAACCTACGATATGCCCATCAAAGGTTGCCCATCCTGGTCCTTTAGTTTTTATGTTTGGATCTTTAGTTTCTAAGTCAATTGCAATTTCTGTTGCTTGAGATAAGTCTGGATATTCTGCTGGAGCTATCCAATCACTGTCATTGTATATAAAATTTAATTGATGAGTCATTGCTTCTTCCTACTTAAGTTTGCGTCTTCGATTGATACTGCTTTTTTAAATGGTATGTTTAATTCAAACAAAGCACAGTCCGCACAATAATAATTATATTCATGCACAATTACTGCAACCACTTCATCACAACGCTCACACATTATTAATTTATTTTTCTTTTTTGGCATCTTTTAAATGTTCTATTTCTAAATCACAATAATGTTTTATTTTTTCTAAATCTTCTATTTGCTTTCCCTTGAATAAATATCTACAAACATATTTTATAACGTTTGCTTGAAATGGGTTTAAACCATTTTTTCTAATAAATGTCCAAGGTTGAATTAAAAAGTGTTGGTAGTGAGATCCCCCAACTTGTCTATCTTTAGGAAATACCTCATCGAACATACTTTTATCTGACATAGTTAGCCTCGTATTGTTTAAAATATTTTCCAAGTGGAAAATTATATTGATGGTAAGTGCCCAACAGATGGAGAGTGCTTTTAGATCTGGTGGCACCTGTATACCAAACTCTAAGTTCTTTTACTTTATCTGCTAAATTCTTTTTATCGAAGTGTGATGGAAAGTTACATTTGCTCGCCAGGACAACATTATCAGCTTCACCACCTTTTACCTGGTGTATGGTATCTATAATAATTTTAGGAGGTTGTGATAAATCTACACCTTCATTCATAAGTTTTTGAAAATACTGTTTGTCTTTGTCTTTAAATTTTCTTTTAAATACTTGATTCCATGGACCTTTTTCATCACGCATACCACACCTTAAATGTAATTCATCAAATGTAAAGACTTGATTTGGATGTGCAAAACTCCATTTTTTACTGTCCGTTGACCGGTAGCCGTGATCAATGTTTAACAAAAACTCATACATTGTTGTAGCTTCTTCTCTAGTAATGCTACCACCATTACAAATCTTCTCCCAATAATTAATCGCTGCAAACTGATTAGGATCAAAAGACTTATTGTTTTTTTGATCTTGATAGTACAGGCCAAGATTCCTTGCCTCCTGTTGGAGTTCTTTTTTTACATCATTAATTCTAGCTAATACCATCCAACTACCATCCATATCCCAAGGTACTTTCTTTAATCCATTCCAACGATACACATGTCCTTCTTTACCGTTAGAATAAAACTCTTTCTGTATACGATTTTCACCCATAGAATTTAATAAACACTTAGAGAAGAAATGTATATTCTTGTTTAATCGCACACTTTTTTTTAATACCAAAGACTTACCAGGAAAAGTTTGAAATAAATTAACATCAGCACCATTCCATTCATATATTGCTTGGTCATCATCACCTGCAATATAAACTCTCTCTACTGCACTTGCTATTTTAACTACCATATCCCACTGCAGGGGTGTTAAATCTTGAGCTTCATCTACCATCAAAACTTTAAAAGGTATAATAAGACCATCATTAATAAATTTTTCTACCATGTCGGTAAAGTCTAGTCTGTCCGGTGTTCGTTGTCCGCTCTCCATCTCCATTGTTTTAAATTCTTGATAGCCTGCAATTATAGATTTAAATTGTTGTAGTCTAACTGTCTTTCTAGCTTGTTGCTTATATAACCACACAGGATCAACTTTCATATTTCTTGCCCTGTCATATATTTGAAGCGACCAATTATTATATACCTTTTGATCATCCCAAGTATCTTTATAGCCTACCTTGACAGTGCCATATTGTGTATGAAACATCAGCATGTCAGCTTTGGGATCTAGTACGGGAATTTCAGCAAACTGTTGTCTGGCCAAAGAATGTAATGTTCTAAAATATGAGAAAGCATCTTCGTCATAGCCTTTGAACTTTTGTCTAACCCTTGCAACACACTCGTTAACAGCTTTGTTAGTAAATGATACATAACAAATTTCGTCTGGAGAGTAGCCCTTCTCCAGGTACCTCTTAACCCTTTTGAGTAAGTTCTCTGTTTTCCCTGTCCCTGGTGGTCCAAATATTTTAATTGTCTTCCCACGCAGCTTTTGCTTTATTAAATTTGACATCTTTATTTTTATGCTCTGTTTGTTGAGGCAGTGCTACAACCCAATGCCTACTACTTATGTTTTGAAACTTCTTCTTAGGCAAAGCTTTTCCTTGCTCAAGAAAACTAGTACATTCTTTTTCATTCCAATTATAACCTATTTTTTTCATAAATGATTTGAAGGTTTCTAACTTGAATCTCATCTCAACTTCGTCCTTCCAGATGTTACCAGAATCTATTTGATCAAATTCTGTAGTATCTTCTACATCTTCTAAGAACCTAGTCATTCTAGAATTAAATACATCTTCTCTTTCCTCACCTGCATCAAAACCTTCCATGTCTTGTTTGTTAGACAACAACTCATCTAACCAATCCCTGTATGGGTCTGGATCTCTTTTAGTAGCTTTAAGTGGTCTCCAAACAATATCATAATTTAATAATTGTTCTCCTAGCAACTGCTGTTGGTATAATTGTTTAGTTGAAAGTCTAATTGATTTACCGTGAATAGGTAAAATCCAATAAGGTTCTGGATAAGAATTCACTTTTAAAAGTTTACCGACCTCAGGCAATGCTTCGTTAGCACCAATACCATGCTTACGTCTTAAACATGTGCTTGATGAACAATGCATTCTAGCTATTGATGTTTTACATTTGTAGGCATACTCTTTGTTTTCAACACCCTTAAATATATTTTCTAATTCTTTTGGATGTAACTCCTCTGAACAAACCTTGTTCATCATCTTACGAGTCCAATCTTGGTACATAACAGGGTCTGGATTAATTTTTTTACCTAATACTGCTACGTTAAACATAGCATCATTACGACCCTCACCTTTTTGAACTTTGTTTTTCATGAAGTTAACTACACAAGGTGGGTAGTCTTTTGTTTCGTCATCCTGAAATATTTTTAATTTTTTAAACTCTGCAGGTGTAAGTCTATAATCAGATACAAATTTAAATAAATCTTCTATCTTTACAGAGTTAGCATTATCATCCATAGCAACTCTCGTTGTCATGTGTGCTTTTTGATAAGGTAGGTTTACAAAATTACCTTTTCTTTTTTGATTCCAATCCTCAGGTGTTAAATCAACTTCATCCTGTGCAGGATATATATCTGTTGTAGTATCGTTAACACCTAAATCTGATGCAAGTTCAATTAATTTTTTACGCATTGATGCTGCAGGAACTACACCATCAATAAATAATATTAAATGGAGTCCGTTGGATTTTGATCTGAATGGTACGAGTGGGTATTTTCTTTTCCGTATAACCGATATAACTTCCTTATGCTGTATATTATAACGATCAACATCGATGACCCCCCAACTGCATGTATTATCATCTCGAATGGGAACTGATCCATAGTATTTCTCTCCTTTTAAATGTTGCGACCAATGTTCTTTGGTCATGGGTTTTGGCTCTACCCAATGTCTAAATTCTTGTTTCCCATCCCTGTCTCGTTTGTGACCTAGAGGTTCTGAAGCACCAAAATATGTAGAAGAGCCCTGGAAGAGTTCTATAAACTCCTCCAGGGTGTTGTCAAGTAGGGCCATATTAGAATGGTGTTTTTTCTACTTGTTCTTCTTTACCGTGATTAACTCTGACTGCCCCTTTTTTACATGACTCGTAAAATTCAAAGGCTGCTTTGATTGTGTCTTCGCTCTCCACTGTACCAGTATGCTCGATCTCCCAACCATACCAAGAACCTAAATTGTTCTTTTCAAGAACAGTTTTAAGTGAGTACTGTTGAGTAAATGGTGCAGGTCTAAAGAAACCTTTACCATCTTTTTTCTTCTGTCTCAAAGACATCATCATTGAATTCCATTTTTTGGATTTTTTTCTTTGAGTAGATTTCATAGTAATCATAGCCGTAGAAGATTTTTCTTCTTCAACAACCATTACATAGTGAGAAGCGGTCTCCTCAATGTAATTACCATTTTCGAGTCTATCTTTACCATCGTCACCTCTGGTAGTTTTACTCATGATATCCGAATCAGATGCATATACATTTACGGGAGCAACAGCACCTTTTTCTCTGTCTCTCCACTCGATGTACTCTAATTTATAATAGCAAGGTATAACTGTAATACCATCAGCGCCATTATAAAGTTCATCTGTAACGGTGTTATATATCATTCCAGGTCTTGCTTCAGGGTTAAACTGACTATCACCTTGCGTTACTTGTGGTGATAGCTGTCCTAGAACTTTAAGGAATGGTAATGCTAAACTCTTTGAATCTACATTATCAAATCCTGCATCAGCAAATTGCTCAATGTTTACATTGGCAATCGCACCAGCTTCTTTTTTAATCGATACTTCGTTCGATTGTTCGTCTTTTGTCTTCATATTATTACCTATTATTTGTTAGTTATTTTCGTTTTATTTGCGATGTATACACCGAACAAATCAAAAGGTAGTTCTTTTCCACCCTCGACTTGCTCTTTAACAAAAGCCTTTAAAGTCATAGGTTCAACTTTTTCTTTTTTATTATAGTTGAATCCATGTTCTTCACAGACCTTTATCAATTCAGAGACTTCGTTGTCTTGTCCTCTGTTGAATGAAGCGGTAACAGTGTTCTTAATAATATCTTCGAACCCCTTACCTCTTAACCAACTGAAGGCCTCCTCAACTCGTGATTCAGGAATTTTTGCTGCATAAAATGGTTTTACTTCAACAGTAGAACCATCACTTAATTTCAACAAAGATACACCTGCTTCCTGCATCATCTCTGGAATTATTCTCTCTTCCATATCTCTAGCTTTTTGCTTAAGAAGAGAAAGACTTTCCTCGTCTTTTTCAATTTGTTTCTTTAATGTGTTGAATTGATTGCACTTATCTGAAATAGACTTAACACTATCTTGGCTAAGATCTATATTAGACATTTTTTCAATATCTAGTTTTTCCATATTTCCTCCTGTTGGGGTTCTTAAATTATTCATTTGATCTTTGCAAGAAAAAAATATAAAAAGTTTTCAGATGTGGAAATACCCTTATAAGACCCAGCCCTACGAGCATCAAAAAAATGCTTTGTCTCAATCTGCTGAGAAAAAAGAATGGGCATATTTTATGGAAATGGGTACAGGCAAAACTAAAGTAACTATAGATAATATTGCATTTCTTTACTTTCAAAGAAAAATAGATTCTGTTTTAATAATTGCACCTAAATCAGTTTATACAAACTGGGAGTCTGAGATAGAAACCCATATGCCTGACGTTTTAAAATATAAAATTTACAAATGGAATATTGATAAGCCAAAAGATTATTTTAAAATGGACCAATCACCAGACCTAAAAATATTTTTAATTAATGTAGAAGCTTTATCTACTAAAAGAGGGTACCAAGCTTGTGTAGAATATTTACTCAAAAATAGATTAAATTTTGTAGCACTGGATGAATCAACCACAATAAAAAACCGATCAGCAAAAAGAACAAAAAACATTTTATCACTATCCAAAGTATCCCATATAAAGCGTATATTAACAGGATCCCCAATAACAAAATCTCCATTAGATCTATTTACACAATGTGCTTTCTTAAGTCCAGAATTATTAGGCTTTCATAGTTACTTAGCTTTCAGAAATAGATATGCTGAAATGACTGACATACCTGTAGGTTCGGGTAGATATATTTCTATACCTAAATATTACAAAAGATTAGATGAGTTGGAAGAGAAGATGAAGTCTTTTGCAACCAGGATTCGTAAAGACCAATGTTTAGATCTTAAACCTAAAGTCCGATCTAAAAGATATATTGAATTAGAAGGTGATGGTAAGAAAATTTATGAACGATTGAAGCATCACGCCTTAGCTATTGTTGAAGACAGTACAATATCTTTTTCGAATAAACTTACTGAGATTATAAAACTTCACCAGGTCTGTAATGGTTTTACTAAAAATGATGATGGTGAAATCATGCAACTACATAAATCTAAATTAAATGCCTTAGATGAAATCTTACAAGAAACAGATGGTAAAGTTATTATCTGGGCTAACTATTTATATAATATACATGAGATAAAAGATTTTCTAACAGAAAAATATGGACAGGATTCAACGGTATGTATTTATGGAGCTGTCGATGTTGAAGATAGACAAGATGCCGTTAAAAGAATTCAAGAGGATGACAAAACAAGATTTCTTGTTGCTAACCCAACTACAGGAGGTTTCGGTCTTACACTAACTGCTTGTAATACAGTTATATATTTTTCTAATAATTATAACTTAGAAGTGAGAATGCAATCAGAAGACCGTGCTCATAGGTTGGGCCAAAAAGGCACTGTTGTTTATATTGATATTGTTGCCAAAGGTACATTAGATGAAGCTATAATGAAATCACTTACTAGTAAAGGGCAGATTGCTGCTAAAACATTAGGGGAAGAAGATCTTAAGAGTTGGCTTCTGTAAGTTTATTATATTGTTCTACTCTCTCTAAAAACTTTTCTCCATACTCTTTTAAATCAGATTCATTTAATTTAAATTCTTGATATTGTAGATCTCTTGTACAAATAGATATTACACCTTGCTCTATTGGTCCATAGTTTTTTGTGTGTGCTAAGTAATATGCACCTAATTGGTATTTATAATCCTCAACCCATTCTTCTTTCTTAGGTCTATTAGATTGTTTCCAGTCTACGATGCTAGGTTTTCCATAAGCAACACAAGATAAATCTGCAGTGCCTGCGTATTTATTTTCATACTCTAAACTTATTTCATTGCCCCACACTTCATCTATTTTTATATTTTCTAAAATAGTTTTAGCCATCATTCTAGGTTTTGTGCCTTCTTCTGTAGCGTTGTAATAACCTTGTCCTGTTAAATGATACTCAAGTACCTGGTGCATCTCAGTTCCAATTGCTGATGCTTGTTGCATAATTCTATCTGCTTCTGCATCTCCAACTTTCCTACGCCAATTATCTAAAAATCTTTTATCTTTAGTAGCACTTAATATAGTTGTAACGCTAGGTACTTTTATATTATCAACTAAGTACTTACGTCCTGTGGTGTCTGAGAATCTGTTATAGTGTTTGTAAGGATACTTTTTAAGTAACTTCATTAGTAGTTAATACTACAAATGATTGGAAAGTACAGCCATAAATATAGCAAACATACCTGCTACAATAATCTTTTCTATTCTATTTATTCTTTGTTCCATTCTATCAATTCTTTCAAAAGTCTGTCTTTGCATTAATCTACAAATCTTTTCGTGATTATCTATTCTATCTAATGCAGATTTTCTAGCCACGTCTAACTCCTCTTTGTGCTATTGCAGCTCCTGTTGGATCGTTAGGGAACAGTGCTTGGAATGATTGAGGGTTCACTTGTCCGGTAGCCGGTGGTACTGGTGCTACAGGCGGTTGAGCTACAGGACTTTCAAGTTGCAAGTCAGCCATAATAGATGTTTTTTCTTCAGCTTCAATTGGTGCTTCTTCAGCATCAACCATAGCTTCATTCTGTGTAGCTGTAGATAACATACTTACAGCGTTAGTATCTGTTTGTAAGTCTCCTGAGCTTCCGGAGTAGTCTTGTGCAAACATAGTTTCAAAATTCTTTTTAGGAATTGTATCTTCATTGTAGTTAGGTGCTGGAACTTTCGCATCTAGTTGTCCCATTCTTTCAGTAATTTCTTCTGGTGTTACAGTTTTTGGATCTACTCTAGGTACATCAGCATCACTTTCATTTAAGTAATTAACTAATCTTGCAAACGCTTCTCTTTTTTGCGTAAGGCCAAGTCTACCAACAACGCCTGGTGATTGTAAAACGTTAGCTGCTGTTTGGATATCTCTACCTTTAAAATATCTTCTTCCAATACCTAAAACTCCTGGTACACCATCACCAACTTTTTTACCCATTAGTAATCTAATTTGTTCTTCAGGGTTTAGAGCATCGTTGAAAGCTCTCATAGCAATTGGATCTGTAAGAATTTGACCTGCACGTCTACCAAGTAAAATAAATAATGCTGGTGCAAATGGGTTAACAGCTGCAGAACCTCCAAGAACTAGAGCTCCTGTAAATGAATTAAGACCACCTAATTGTAATCTTCTTTGCATAAAAGTGGATGTATCAGCTATAGGGGTATCGGATATTGCTTTCATATAAGTTAAAAATTTTTCAAATTCTTTTGATTGTGCTTTACCACCTAAAATGGCTGTCATTTTTTCTTGCCCTACATCATCAACAATATCACTTAAGCCTAAATTTCTCATAAATTTATTTATATTAAACATGGAAGTATCTTTTGGACTAAACCTAATTTTAGTTGCATCAAATATATTAGTTCCACCTTTAACTTTATCAATACTAAAATCTATTGTTTGTTCTACTCCAGTTCCCTTTTGAACCATAGATTCCATAACATCTACAGTTCCATTAATTCCTGCTTTAACAGTTGATTCTTCCATAATTTCATCTATCATTGATCTACCCGCAGGAGAAGAAGCTGAATCAAAACTTTTTATAAATGAATTAAACATCCATCTTGCTTTTGCTGCATCATATAATGCTTCTCCACCACCTTTAGTAATTCCTATACCTTTTCCTGGTGTTTTTCTTGATGCTATTTTTGAAGCTCCTAACAATTGTTTAAATTGTAAAACTGCATCTGTGTCTCCACGTGTAAATACATCATTAGCTAAATCGTTAAAAAATCTTTGAGCTTTTTTCTTTTGCATTCCACCAATTCCAGCTAAAGCTTTATTTGTAAATGTTGTTGCGTTGTATTCTCTAAAAATTTTAGTTATATTAGCGTCTTGATAAAAATTCATTAATGTTGAAAAAGTATCATTTGCGCCATATAATTTATCTTTTAATTTTTCTGATTCACTAATTTTAAGAGCCATGTCTGCTTCTGCTGCAGCAGGATTTGTTTTCTTTAACGTTTCATAAGCTGCTTTTACTGCATCATCTTTTAAAAATGTTTCTTTTGTTATTGCTCCACCAAATGAATTAAGATCGTTTTCAAGAGCTTCTCTTATAGACCATAAAGTAGGTCTAATATTATCATAAGTTGTTTCTCCAATAGCTCTGTTTAAGGTTTCCATCATACCTTTGTATTGTTTTGGTGTTACAAAATCATCAATCTTATTCATGTATCTAAAGAATAAAGCTAATGGATCACCTGTACCTTGTAATTTTTCTAATGCTTTCATATCTATATTACCTATTGCATCTTGTGCATAAGCATTCAGGCCTGGATATTTCATAGAAAGTTCACCAATATAATCACCTGCCATTTTTTTAACATGTCCTGTAGGAATAACTTTAGGATTACCAATTGTATCAGCCAAAGTATCAAAAGCTTTGTAACTAGAATTAATTAAATTAGAATTTTGTTTAAAGGCTGCATCTGCTTGTTTCCAAATAGTAGCTGACAACATTCCTGTTTTAATCAATGGCCCGTATTTAAGGACATCATTGTTTAAATAATTTTTACCAGCTGCTTGTTCAGCTCCTTGTAGAGCTTCTTTACCAATTCCATTAATAAAAGGCATAATACCAAGTACCTTAAAATATTTAGCAGCAAAACCACCAAGAAGACCTGTACCTTCTTGTGCAGTCATTACCATAGGTATTGGTAAACCTTTATCTCTTGCAATGTTAACTAATTCTTTTGCATCTTTTGATTTAGCACCAATCATTAATCTACCAACTTTACCTAAACCTTTTGTAATTACCGGTGTCAGTGTTGCAGCACCAGCATTCCATGCTAAAGCTGTAAACATTGAGTCTGCAGCGTTAGCCATCATATCTGTGTTCACTTCTTGTGGTTTCATGTTTTCCATATCAGATGCAATTGCATCCATTGCAGCAACTCCAACAGTTTCATTCAACATGTCGTAAGTGACTGAACCTGCTCCTGCTCCTGCAGTACCGCCTAAAACAGAATATACTTCTGCTCTTCCAAGTGGACTAGCTAATACTCTACCAACAGTTGGGTCTGCTACTTTTGCAACTAATTTTGCTAAGCCACCTAGTAATTTAAATCTTCCTGGTAATCTTGTTGTAAGTTTATCAGCAAAGTTACTAAACATTTTTGTTCTAGCAAATAGTCCAGTTGATTTATCTCCTGGTACTTTTGATTTAGCTGCACTGAATATTTTTTTTCTCATTGCAACATAAGGTGTAATAGATCCTATTAGATCTCCAGCAAGAACTGCTTCTGATCTACCATCTAATGAGCTTCCTGTTTGTTGTAATCTCACACCAATAGGATTTTTAACTGCTTCATCCATTGTAGCTACATCTCTTGCAGCACCTGCTCTTTTTGATTGTAATTCTGACATTGAAGGACCCTTTATTAGTCCTCTTCGAATAGCTTCATCTACTGCTTGTCTTTGTCTTGAATTTAATTTACTTGGATCAAAAGTGTTGTTATCTATTTGATCTTGAATATCTTTTAAGGAAGCCATTAGTTTATCCCTTCAATAATATTTTCTATCTCTTCTAAACTTAAGTCTTCTGCTAATTGAGAAGCAACACCACCTTCTCCCTCGAATACTTCAAAGTTTTTTAGTTTTCTTAAATCTTTTAATGTAGTTTCTAATCCACCTGCTGTTGTGTAAAGACTTTCTTGTCTTCTAATATCCGACTCAAGCTGTCTTCCAATTGCTTCAATAGAAGCTTTAACATCTTTAGAAGATCTAGTTAATGAGAATATATTTACAATTTCTTTAGCAGCATTAACATCCCTTTGTGTTAATCTATCTTGATCTTTAAATGTGTTTGCAAGTGCGTAAGTCAGTGTAACTTCTTGTACAGCAAGTTTTTCTTGTTCTTCTCTGGATAATCCAGATAGCATTCCTCTTTTATTTAATCTTGCCTTAGCTTGTTTAATTAAATTTTTACTATCTAAATTTTTCTTAGCTGCTTCTTTACCCTCATCACTTAAATCAGGATCTCTATCTATTGCAGCATATTCATCTGCTTGTAATTCAGCTACTTTTGCCTCTAAAGCATCTAATGACATTCCTGATACTTCAAATCCTAAAACTTCTTTTGCAACACCACTTAATCTTCTAGTAAATTGATCAATAGATAATGCAGCACCGGCTTTTACAGTCTCCCCAGACTCATCCATTTGATTTAAAGTTTTTAACACATCTCTAGTAACAGATAATGCGTTGTATCTATTTCCTAATACATCTTGAATATCAAATAATCTTTTGTCTACATTCTTTTGTTGTAAGAAGTTTTCAAACTGACCAATTAATTTACCATCGCTATCAGCAATCGGTGCTCCTTGTGAAACAGGTACAAACATTTCTCTACCATCAGCTCCAATTCCTGCAGCCATAGTTACTGTTCCATCTTTCATTTGATAAGCTTTGTAGTTTCTCAACCTACCATCAGCTCCTCTTATTTGAACTATTCCACCAGTTTGTTCAGGTCTTTCAACTTCAGCATTAGCATTATCATTTACAAATTTCATATGATCTAAAGCTGCATTAAGAGAGGCTTCTCTGTTATTAGCTCTTAGCTCACCTTCTTTTAATTTTATTGTTGCGTAATTATTTACAGCAGGTCCTATTGCTTGACCAAATACTTCCATAGCTCCAGCAATACCAGATCTTCTTGTAGTTCCTGTTAATAATCCTGATGCAAGATTAGCTAAAAAGACTAAGCCTGCTTGTGATCCTTCATTTTTAAAAACTTCTTCTTGATATTTTTTAGCAAGTGCAATTGTTTTATTAAATTCTACATCATCAGATGGACCACCTAATGCTATTTCGTTATTACCTTGAGCTGTATTTTCTTTTTCAATATTTTTCTTTTCATCTTTAGACATATCTTTATCAGCAACATCCTTAGTAGATTTTGTTGGTAAAGTATCTGTGCTTCCTGGAGGTCCTGGAGGCATTCCCGTGCTGTCAAGATTTACAGCATTTTCTTGCACTGCATCTAAATCCGCTATGTCATCTGCATTAGCTACATTATCCTGTAATAATGGATCACCTTCAGCTTTTAATGTTTTTGATTTATTGAAACTTGGTCTTCCTGATCCTGGTCTACCTTCTATAATTTTTCTGTCTTCTGCAACTTTTTCTTCAATGGGTTTTGGTACAAACTTCCCGAATAAGTCTGCATCACTAAATCCACCTGCTTCTCCCTCTAAAGCTTTAATTCTATTCATTCTTTCAAACTCCGCTCTTTCTTGTGGAGACATCGCATTTATTTTTTTTCTTAATTCTACTCCTGCATCGTATCTATTTTTAAGACCTGCTAGCCCTGCTAAACCAACCACACTAGGTAAAAAACCTATTCCCGCTAAAGCAGGCAATGCTCTTGTTGCAGCATAACCACCACCTAATCCGAAAGCTGTTCTCCCAATAGGGTCTTCTATACCAAAACCTTGTGCAACCTTATCACCTGCATAATAACCAAGCACTCCAGGTATCTGAACTCCACCTTTTATTAAATTTTTTGTTCCTCTTACTGGTCCGCTAACTGACATTCTCTCAAAAAATGTAGGTGGTTTTCTCAAAGCTGGGACAGGTGCTGGAGTAGTCGGTTGCCCAACCATTATACCTGTGTTTGCATTAATAGTTTTAAGCACACCTTTTCTAAGTGCTTCTTTTCTAAACATCGGTCTGTTTAAAACTTTGTTGAGTGACATTGAACCCCCTATCCCTGTCCAGTTGGTTTCACGCCTTGAAACGCTGTGAATGCTCCTATACCAGTACCAACAGCTTGAGCTAGTGGACTAGTTGTAGGTTGTGTACCCATTGTAACCTGAGAAGATGACTTAGGTCCTGCAGCATACAAGTTAGCTAAGAATTCAGCTCTTTGGTATGGTTCATACTGTTGTTGTAATGTAGATTGTCTTTGTGCATCAAGTGTTGCTTGTGCAAGTTGTCTTTGGATACCACCTGCAGCCATAAGTTGATTTATGTCCGATTGAGCCATTTGTTGTTGGCCTGCACCTAATTGACCTAAAAGTTGTCCGCTTTGCAATCCAACTCTTTGTTGGTTCTGTGCTGCTTGAAGTGCAGTATTAAATCCTTGTGCTTGTGCTTGACCCATTGCAGATAATGCTCTCCCTTGTAACTCTGCTTGTTGAACACCTTCTCTGCCACCACCAAATGCTCCAGCACCAACAGCTTGAGATCCTAATTGATTTTGCATCATTTGAGATTGTCTAGCTATTTCATCTGTAACATAAGATTGATATGGGTTTAAATATTGTGAAATTTGTTGTGCACCAATAGGTGCCGCTGCCTGTTGTACTTGACTTATACCTTGTTGAACAGTAGGAGCACCAATACCTGTAGTTCCCGCAGCTTGAATACCTTGTTGTTCTAAAGCACCTAACCCTGCTACTTGGTAGTCTGGTAAATCAATGGGCTTTTGCGCTACTTGACGCGCAATATCCATTAATTCTAATTTTCTTTCCTCTATACCAGGAGCTTCTCTAACAATTTGTGTTTGTGTTGATGGTGGAGCTGATGAACCTCCGCCTCCTCCTCCGAAAAAACTCATATTATATCCATTTCTCTAGTTGCACGTGTTTCTTTTTCCATCCCCATTTTTTAGAAATTTTCTCCCATCCGGGTCTGGCCATTATACTTAATCTTTTGCATTTGTTAACAGTAGCAAAATCAGTAACTGCTTTAATAAGGTTATCTTCCCATAGTTCTCTTCTTTTACCTGTACAAATAACAATTTCGTATTGATTATAATTTGGCATAACACCAATTCTACCAACACAAATACCAAAAACTTTATTTTCTTCAAATTCATCTGAACCAAACATGATCCAACATTGCATAGTATCTTTTTTTAATTCATCCATAACCCAAGCCGAGTCTGCATATTTACCAGAAAAAGCTAAAGCTTCTGCAATCATAAATTCTGCTAGAGGCCAAAATCTTTCAATATCTTTAGGTTCTAAAGGAAGAATACTTACTAAAGGTTTAATTTGTTTTTTGTTCGCTGTTGCCATTTCTATCCTGTAATAAATCAAATACACGTTTGTATCTTTTTTGTTGTTCATAGAAATATTGGGCACCTTTTTCTCGCATGTCTTTCATGCTATTTGGATTAGCTCCAGCTATGATTCCAGCACCTAATACTCCATCCGCTCTTGTTACAAACTCTCCGTCTGCTAATTGAGCTAACATTGTATCCTCGTCTTTGTTTCCTACGCCTGCTCCGTCTTCAACATAACCTGATGCTCTTACATAATTGTTAGCATCATTTTCATCATGTGAAACTTTTGATGGAAGATAGTTTACACCACCTTCATTAAATTTTTTAATTTCTGCTATACCACCTACTCTCAATCTTTGAACATTCATAGAATAAGGACCCATTCTTGGATCGCCTCTACCTGCTTCTTCAGGTGCATAAACTTTTTCATAAGCTCTTTCTTCACCTGTAGTTGGATCAATGTAAGTGTATCCAGGTCTATTAGCTTGTAAGTCTAAATAACCCATGTTGTATCCTGGTGTGTAAATATCCGTTGGCCCTTGATCGAAAGCACCTAGTCCATAACTTGTTGCTGCTAACATTGCAGATGCTTTAAAAGGATCTAATTTGTTAACCTTATCTTTTTGATATAAAAGTTTTTGCATCATTGTTCTTTGATCATTAGCTTTATTTAAACTTGCTATTGTGTCAGTAGCTACTCCAGGGTCTGCTCGACCAACCATTTTGGGATCTACTCCACCACCACTACCACCAAACAAAGGATTGTTTAGAAAACTTAAAGGACCTGTTTTAGTTGCTTGAAAAGCTGCTTGTGTTGTAGGAGAGCCAAACGCTCCTATACCTGCAGAACCTAAGGTATAACCACTATAAGCTCCTGCCGCAGCACCTAATAATCTTTTTATGCCAGATGCCCCTGCATCCTTCGCACTTTTGTAACCTTTGTAACCACCTATAGCTGCTAATGCGTAGGGTAAAAATTGAATGGGCATTAATTAAATTCTCCTTTTAAGATCTTAAGTATTGAATAATACCATTTTACTCAGACAGTTTCAACTCGTCTCTAAAACAACCCTCATATTGGTGTTCTCCTACATGTATAATAGGGTCATTGACATAGACATAACATTTACCACCAATGTCTTTCCAAAGCTTACAGAATGAAAAATCTTCACCTAAATAAGTCTTAGTTTCCGGGTCGTGTATACAATCAAAAAAGTTCCATAGATTAGGTCTATTTACATACTCACCATTAATAACAGTCTTTTGAACTATGTTTTTATCTGGATACTTTTCTATCATCTTGTCAAACACTGATCTTTTAATCAACATACATCCTGTAGGGCTATGGGTAACTTCCATAACACCATTATCTAATTTTATATTGTTAGGATTCTCAACTTTCATAGGGTAAGTATTCAGCCATCTATGTATGTCTCCAGGATTTCTCACTTCACCATTATTCCATTTTTTGTAAAGTTTATCCCACATCATAGTTTTGAGAGGATAAGGAATTGATATTAATTCTTTATCTATATCTAACATTTTTATTATCGATTCTGCTCTGAAATATATATCTGAATCAACAAACAACATATGTGTGCAACTTGATTCTAAAAAAGCTGAAGTACAAAGGTTTCTTCCTTGAGTTACCAAAGAAGATTTTAATAAAGTAAATGTAATTCTAATTCCTTTTTTAATACAAAGTTGTTGTAGTTCTAGTAACGCTTGTGTGTAATGCATAGTCACATCACTATGACAAGGCGTACAAATCATTAAACTGTATTTTGATTTACTTACTTTCTTTGTTTCTTTTTGTCCGGTGTCCGGTTTCCACATTGGAAGAGTAGCTTTTTCGTATGGTGTGACCTCGACTTCTTTTAAAGTTTGGTATGTATCTTCATTTACTGTTTCTTTCATGCAGAGCTCCTTTCAAAAAGTTTGTCCATTCCATACCCTTTTTCTCCCAACTATAAAATCTTTTATAAAACTTTTGCTGCTCCTCTAGATGGTCTTGCATAAAACCTTCATGTAGATAATCAGCTGCTATATTAATTGCACTTCCAGTATCTTGTGCCATTTGTTCATAGTTTGTAGAGTAATTAATGTAGACAGGCCACTCTGCACAAGTTTCATACAAAGCTCCAAAATTATTAGTAATTACATGCAAACCAGATGCTAAAGCTTCTAACGCTGATGCACAGGATGTTTCTTCAAATATAGATGGATATACAAACATATCATAAGAAGGCATCATTTCTTTTATATATTCATGTGGTTTGTAACCAATGTAATTTACATTTGGTAATTTTTTAGCTTGTTCGTACAATGCTTCAAAATCTTTTTCAGTATTTTTTTCAAACTCAGATCCATAAACTTTACACGAACTATAAACATCTAATTTTATATTAGGGTTTTCAATTTCTTGCATAGCACGTAATAAAACATTTAAACCTCTCCAAGGTGTGCAGTGATGTATTAATTTGATGGGATTTCCTCTTTTATATTTTTTTCTTATTGGAAAATTGTCTATACCATTTTTTATTACTATAGATTTTTCAGTTGGTATATCAAAGGCATATCTAAATTTTTCATAATTCCAATGACTATTAAAAACATACCAATCATATTCTTTGTGTCTTTCCTTATCTTTGAAAAATTTTTGTAAGTTAGGTTGATCCCAAGAATTCTTTTGCCAAAGTATATTTAATTTATCTGGGTCTAATGGAACTTTACCTGGTATGGAAGTACAAATTTGTACTTGATCTAACAGTTCTTTGGAAACATGCTTATGGAGCATCTCCATTTGGATTTCTGTTGCTCCTCGAGGTTGCATTATTTTTTAGTGGCAGCCCCCATAGTAACTTTAGTAACTTTGATTTCAAGGTCTTGTCTAAAGTCATCCACAGTAGTATCAGTATTGGGATCAGCAACATCAGCATCAAACTCAGCTTTATCAGCATAGACTTTACCCGTCCTTTTATGTTTGACTATCTCTTTTGCTTCTGCAGGTATTTTTATTAAATCACTCATTTTTGTCTACGTCCTTGTCTATTGTATTTTTTATTATGTTGCAACTTCTTTTTTTTATTTGGGTTTTTTGCATGCCTTCTAGGTCTTTTCTTTGGTTTATCCCTTGGTACAAAATGTGTAAATTTTTGTTTAGCCATTTTCCTGTGAACGATCAATCAAAGCATAACTTACAATACCTGTGATCGCGTTAGCTGCTCCTGCTTGCATAGATAAAACATCACTTGCTTCTAGATTTAAAGATCCTTTAACCATATTTGCAGTTGCCTTATTTAATTCTTCGTAAGATATTTTTACAGCAGATCCACCTGATTTTGTCACTAAAGCATGAGTATCAACATTACTAGAAGTGTCATGTACAGCTTGTATGCTTTTTACAATAATAGTTGCATCACTAGGACATGTTAATACAGGTGTAACATTGGTAGTTGTTAAATCAAATGTTTCGCTTTTATATCTTATTGTCATTGCATGAAATAATTAAATGAATCTTGTTCGTTTTTCAAGTCCTGTTGATAAGAAGTGTTTAATTGATTTTCAACAGTAGCTATAGCTTGGTTAATTTGTCTAAACCCTTCCGTTGAATATTCTGCTGGTGGTTCAGGCACGTATACATTTATCTTAGCCATGCAACGCTCCACCTCTTTCTGAAGAATCAAAACCACCCCTAGATGGACTACTTGGTGCGCTTTGGTTTGCTCCTCCAGGTCTATCTCCTCTTCCTCTATCACCCTCGGAAGAACCTTGATTATTTAATCTTTGTTGAATTTGTTGTATATCGCTTCTTCTCTGATCAGCCATAACTTGTCTTTGCATTCTTTTGTTTTCTAAGTAATTAGATATCAAACCAGATCTACCAGTTAATGCAGAAATACCAACTAAAGGGTTTATGGCAGTACCAAATACAGTCGATCCTAAAGCTTCTAAACCTATTTTTTCACCAAGTTTGTTAAGAGCAACATTTCTTATTACATTTCCGCCTATTGTTCTAAAATCAGGTAAAGTTGTTCCTTCATCAATTAAAGGTTTAATACCAAGTTGTTCCATTATCTTCTTCCATCAATATTCACATCAGCCCTAAAGGTTCCAAACCTCCAAGTTTCGTTAACTGCTGTGTTTTGTATTTTTAAATTAGCCAATCGTCCTCTAGCTCTTGTATCAATTTTACTTGTAGATGAGTTTATAGTAAAAGGACCCAATTGGGAAGAGGTTCCTGAGTCAATTGGAAAGTTCTTTAAGAATATAGTCACTATTGCATTTCCTTGTAAATTTTTGAAATCAGGTAAAAATCTACTTACTCTTAGCATATATTGACCATCTCCTTCAGTTGGTAAATCAAAATCACCTGATTGTATGTATGCTGGAATCGCAGTTTCAGTACCATTTAAAGATATTTCATTATTACCTACCTCATGTGCATAATAAGTAGTAGCTCCAAAGGTATTAGTCGCTCCACTTAAATTAGAAATTGTTGGAGTACCAGTTGAAGAATATTCAGTTGCATAAGGCACATCATATGTACTAGCATCCGCATAAGAACTTCTTGCAAGGGACATTACCGACCATGTATTTTCTACATAATTATATACAGCAGCTCTGTTATTTTGAACAGCAGGGTTTCCTAAGGGTGTGCCTGAAGGATAAAACCAAATAATTTCATTAAATAAAGAGTTGTGTGAACCATATATAATTTCATTAGATGAGTAGTTTATTCCTACATTTGATCCGGTGGTCGTAAATACAAAGTCTTCAACAAGTGAAGGAAGTAATTTAACCGTACCATCAAACACAAAGAATCCTCCACCTGAACCCATCCAAAATACTTTACCGTCTGCATATACAGTAGCGTGTTGACCAATACATCCACAGTTGGAACCAACTTGTCTTATAGAAAAAGTAAATGGTGGACCTACAAACTGCATTGTGTACGCTGCTTGATCAGTCAAAATTAAATTATAATCTTTACCAGATACGGCTGCTACGATTTTGTTTCCGGTGTCCAGTCTAAATGTTCCAGCAGTATTTACAGAAGTAGGTTGATAAACATTATAGTTTTCTTGATCACTAAATCTAATAAACATTGGGTCTTGTGTTGTATTATCTCCAATCGTAGTCTCAGTTCCAAAATGAACAACGTGCCTATCCCTGTCTGAAGTTATAGTTAATCTTGATGCTGTTGGAGCTCCTGTCATAACTGTAGCTCTAACCGTCAAAGGATTTGAGACACCAGGGTTCCAAGTAAATGTTTTACCATCTTTTACTGTTGCTATTAATTGTTGTCCAAAATTATCTAATGACCATGTTCCAGGATCAAGTATAACTGTGGAACTTGTTGTAGCAGAACCCCATGTTCCTCTACTCCATGTACCTGTACCCCATCCATAACCATATGTTTGAATAGTCGGACCAATTTCTTCGTAAGGGTTAATACTTGCAGAGCCTGCTGCAGTCATACCTGTTCCCGACTCATTTGTTTTCATTTGAACCGTAAAAGAATTAACATTTGGAACAGTTAAAATTTCAAAAGTAAAATCTTGAAAATCACCTGTAGTATAACCCGTTGCTCCACCACCAGGTAAACTCACAGAAGTAAAAGTTATATATTCTCCAATATCTAAACCATGAGAAGATTTATTTACAGTAACAGTATTTGATCCGTTTGTTGATGTAAAAGTTGCACCTGTTATAGCAGTTGCTAAAGGTGTTATATCATAAAATTTATCTTCATAATAAATATATAAAGCCTTTGAAGAACCAAGTGCTGCATATCTATTACCTTCTAAATCTGTCCAAGTGTGTTGAGCACGTGTTGGTCCTGCAATTGTTTCTTGACCAATGGCTGTATAACCACCTATTTTTTCTGGTTGACCATATCTAAATCTAACAAAATCTCCATCAATCCATTGTCCTTCTGCTCCTGATGGGGTATCTGCTTTATTAATTCCTGGTCGAATAGTTACGTTTGTTAAAGGCATAAGCCATTTTACATCATTTTATAGCTTCATCCAAGTCGCAGGGGAAGGTATATTATGTTCAGATTTAACACCTTCTTTCATAGTTAACATTATATCACCTGATATTGATATTCGAGGTACATCTTTAGTATTCTTTCCAGTTTCATGAAACATCATAGAAGGAAATATAATCACATTACCAGTTTCGGCAGGATACTCAGCTTTACCATAATTACTTTGGTTCCACTCTGTGAAATATGGATCTCTTTTAGGTACGTTTAATCCAACCTTATGTGCGTCATCATCAAGTAAAAAAAGATTACCCTGCTCATAGGCTTGCGGATAATAAACAAAACTAAAATGACTACTCATGTGTCTATGGTAAGATATAAACTGGTCTTTAACTGATAGAGTTGCCCAAGACTTTGTGATATATGCTTCAAGCAAATCTAAATTATATTTTTGTGCAGACAAACAATCTTGTATTACTTTTGATAGTTCATTATATAATTTTTCAAATCTTATATCTGTATGAAGGTTATCATCAATGGTTTGTAATTCTTTTGGTTTTATATCTGTGGTTGTTGAGTATTGAGAATTGGTTGGAGTAATATCTCTAAGTATTATTGGTACAATCTTTTTATTTATTTCTTCAAAGTTTTCTAGCTTAGTTATATATATTGGGTAACCAAACCATTTTGATATATTAGCCATCAAGTTTCCCTTGATAATCAAACCAAATATAGCTATTTAATTTTGATAATAATTTTTCCATGTCATTATCCTTTACCACATATACAAGTGTTTCTGTACAAAAATCTTTAATAGCTTCATACCTATGGTGACCATCGATTAATACACCATTATTAACAACTAATGGACATAACAAACCATTTAATTTTATATCAATTTCTAATTGATCTATTAGTTCTTGATTATTATTAGATTGATTAGGCTTTATATTTTTAAATTTATATCTTTGAAGTATTGAATTAAAAATAATTTTTTTAGGTTTAAGAAACACTAATTAACTCGTAAGAATCTATACCTTATTTCTCCGTTTCCACCTGAAGCACCGTTTGTAGCACCACCACCAGTTACTTGTGCGGCTCCACCTCCACCACCAGATCCACGAGTTCCTGCAGATCCTGCTGTACCTGATCCAGAAGACGAGCCACCAGACCCTCCTGATATAGCACCTGCATAAGAGTCTCCTCCATCAAAACCACTTATTCTACAGTTATCACCACTACAGTTTCCAGATCCTGATAAATCACCTTGAGCACCATTGCCTGATTGATTAAAAGAAGCTCTTGGTCCCGATGTATTTGTAGTAACAGATTTAGTGGTTCCATCACTATCTCTAAAATTACCAGAGGTAATTGCAGTTCCTCCAATTGTTGCTGATCCCGCACTACCCCTTGTGTTAGTTCTTAAAGGTCCTTGTACTCCACCACCTGTTCCAGATGATCCACCACCCGCACCTAATGTAAATAATGATCCAGCCGAAGATCCTGATAAAGTAGTATTAGTACCTGCAGAAGCTATTCTTGGTTGACTAAAATTAGCAGTTTGGTTTCCTGGAGCGCCTCCACCACCAATTGAATAAGATAATGTTTCACCTTCTGTAACAGAAAATATTTTGTCAGATATATACGCACCTGAACCACCTCCTGCACCTGCAGATTCTCCACCTGCTTTATCATAACTTACACCACCTGCAGCACCACCTCCGCCACCAACAGCAGCTTGTATGTGAATTGCATTAGCACCATCAGGTACTGTAAATGTTCCTGAACCAGAACTTAGTGTTTGAATTGAACCAGGTGTAAAAGCTGCAAATACTAATTTCCAAACACCAGATACTTTCGCATAAATTTCATCCGCTTCTTGCCAAGTACCCGATACTTTTCCGTAAGCGTTTTCTATCTCTTGAAATGTTCCCGAAACCTTAGCATAGGTATTAGCCATCTAAACTCCTATGTTGAATATTTAAACCAGATGTCTCCATCACTACCTCCTGAAGGAGAAGATGTGCTTATTGTAAATTTTCTTTCAAGCTTTGCAGCAGTCACCGCATTGTCAGCTAATTTTGCTGTACTAACTTGATTTGCAGAAATATTTGCAGTCAATACTGCATTGTCAGCAAGTTGAGCAGATTGAATTGCATCATCTGCTACTTTCGCATTGGTCACTGCATCATCAGCAATTTGTGCTGTCCCTAGTGTGCCTCCTAAAGTATCTAACGATACTTCGTTTAAGTTCGTACCATCAGCATATGCTGCATAAATTTTTGAAGCATCTAGTGTGAATCCAGTTCCTGATGCAGTTTTAATAGTGAGGTTTGTTGGGTTAGTTATTAATCTACAATCAAATATATAAAATTTTTCTATAGAGTCTGGTATGGTAACTGTTGTTGCACCTGAAAGAGTAATAGTTGCAAATTTAATTACCATATTTCTAGCAGTAGAAATAGATGCGTTACTCATAACTAAAGCTGTAGTAGAACCACTTGAAAGAGAGATAGACTCAAAACCTGCAATCGCTTGTTGGACAAGTTCTAAGTTTGTATTTGTTTTAGTACCCCATGTACCGGCATTCTCACCGGTGGCCATTAGTTCTAGTTTAAGATCTGATGAATATGTTGATGCCATAATTTAGTATTATACCCTTTTTAAGCTGCCTTATCAACTTCTGTCCAAATGTTAGAAACTCCTTTATTTACCTCAGTCCATGTATTCGTTACATCTGGATCTACGTTAGACCATGCAGTAACTAATGGACTATTAATAGAAGCTGTCATTTGTATACCTGTTACATCTACAACTGTATTTAGATCTATTGTTACTGAAGCTATAGAACCTGTTAATTGTGATCCTGTAACATCTACAGGAGTATTAACATCTATTGTTTCCTCACCTAGGCTAGCTGTTATCTGTGTTCCTGTAACGTTAATATTAGCGTCAGCTGTTACTGTTGTTGAACCAATTGAAGTAACCATGTCATGCTCGGTGACAACTACACTTACATTACCATCTGCAGAGATTGAATATGTTCCTAAAGATAAACCTAATTGAGATCCTGTAACTGACACAGTTGCATTTGCTAAAGGAGTTTCTTCTCCAAGTGTCATTGTTAATTGTGAGCCTGTTACACCTACAATTGTATTTAAGTCTATTGTGGAATTACCTAAAGATCCTGTTAATTGAACGCCTGTAACATTTATATTAGCATCTCCTGTTACAGATTGTACTGCTCCTATACTAGAAGCTAAACTAATACCTGTGACTGCAGCAGTTGCGTTCGATGAACCTGTAGCTGCAAAAGGAGCTTCTGCAAATGTAGTTATTCCAAAAGCCATCTATTATGCTCCTGGTTTTGGATATTTATTTTTAGTAGCTGTTCGTTTAGCTTGTAATTCTGTAAGCGTATCACCACCATCTAATAGTGCGTGGATACATTCTTCGTGTGTTGGGTATTCTGCTTGTCTGTTTCTTTTCCATTCTTCTGCATCATACTCTGCTTGTAGTTCTGTCATCTTAGCTTCTATGTCAGCTACTGGTATAGGTGTTGTTCCATTTAACCAAGTTATTTGATTTATGTCATCTGCATTTACAGAAAATTCTGCATTTGGATTAATTTTTTTTATTGCTAAATCAATCATTATCCAGCTATCTCCATTAATGTAAGTGTTGAAATTTGTCTTGAATAACTATTAGTATCTCCATCAACTTGAGTTCTATTTATATAAGTTGTTGAACCATTATTATTTGCTTGAATTTTATATGTTAAAGCAGATGTACTTGAAGGTGTATCAAGAAAATTAATAGTTGCACTTCCACCAGCTCCACCACCAGCTATTCCTTCAATAGTAGTTAAGCGTTGTCTACTACCAGCTGCGTCTGCAATTGCAATATCAGTTCCATCTCTATCAATAAGAAAATTTGTATGTGATGTACTACCACCTACAGAAAGTTGAGCAGTAATTAATATTTTATTACTTGTGGATGTTGGAGTAATTGTAGCTGAAAATCCTGTTATATCTGCTGGTGCTGATGTATTTGAAGTAGAAACAGTAAAAGTATCTGTTTTAACAGTTTGAACAACTTGCAAAACCTTTCCTTGTCCAGGTGCAACACTTGTTGGTATCGTCCCTGTTATTGCATTCGCTCCACCTAATCTAGTTATTGCCATTATGCTCCTATCAACGCTTTAATTTCTGCGTCGTCCAATCCTAAATCTTTTAGCTTCTGTTTACCAGAGGCTTTTTTATCTATTGCTGTTTGTTCAGCGTCTTTTAATTCTTGTATCTTTGCATTTACTTCTGCTTCTGTTGGTTTTGTTATTGAAGCATCATATACGATAATATTTTCGTAAGACATTCTTTCAGTTCCAGTATAATCTTTTTTCCAACCATACCATTGACCTGTGTGCATTTTTGATAAAGCTAAACTTAACAATTCTTTATTATTCATTACTGTGCATCTCCTAATCTCATAAAACGAACAAAAGTTTGGTCTTTATTAGTGTTACCACTGGTTGTTGTATTAGTGTCATGGTGATTAACCCAAAACTGTACTTTTTGATTTGCCGTATCTGTTATATTTAAAGTTTGACTTGTAATAGCACTTGAATAAGTAGTTGAACTTGTGTTGTTACTAATAAATGTATAACTATGTGCTGTTTCTGAGTATGTTGAATTATTTAATGTTGTCTGTATTGCATTGGAACTAAATCTACTATTACTATTTAAATTATAAGAAGCCATAAAAATTACATAATAAATTCCTGTTTGTGGAAATGTAAATGTACCAGAACTTTCTGTCATGCCTGTTCCTAATTTACCTAAGTCTATTGTGTTATCTGCTCTTTCCCAATTAGATGCAATAGGATTAGCATTTCCTGTAAAAGAAGAAGTTACTCTCCAGTTATCAATCATTACAATTCCATTTTTAAAAGTCTGGTTATTAACAGTAATAGTCCCTGATCCGTTGGAAGTGATTATTTCATTCCCCCCTGAATCCTGAAGTTGGTCTACTTTTAAAATACTGCTCATAATTCTCCTTAAATAATTCTATATGCTCCAAAAAATGTTTTAGTTCCAAATTTTGCATTAGTTACGTTAGTGTTACCATCTAGATGGCCATACATTTCTACATAATCAGAAGTTCCATTAAATGTTATTACTCTAGCTACATATGGTGCTATAAACTGAGCTCCATTGCTCCCATCATACAAGTTCCAATAAGTATTTGAATTTGAAAGTTCAGAGCCGTTAAAATAAAACTTTAAATAACCTTGATTGACTTGTCCACTTGTGCAAAATATTTCACATACACTATAAACAAAATATTTACCAGCTACTGTCGGTGTAAATCTATAATTTGTTGAACTATCATAACAATTATCTGTATCATAATCTTCTGTATTTATTTGAAGTTTAGTATCTGTTGCATCAGATATTCCTGTTTGATCTGAACCTATATAAGCATGAAATGCTGGGGTTAATAAATTATTAGTTGTTGCACCTAGAGCAATCGTCTCCCCAGATTGACCAAGTGTAATAGTTCCTGATCCAGAGCTAGTTGTTATTGTTCCTACTTTTAATGTTCCGTCTGCCATAATTTACCCTATTAATTTGTATCCATCTAGTCTTGTTATTTGACTACCTGAACTGTTTTCTTGTCTGATATTTCCAGTTGAAGTAACAGAATAGTAATAACCTTTAATTTCATCTCCAGCAGATAAATCTAAAATAGCATTAAAATTAAAACCAGTTAAACTTCCAGTTCCAGTAGTATCTAATTCTCTTATTGCACTTCCATTTTTCCAAATACCTAAAATAAATCTTGTTGAATAATTAAAAGAAACTTGTAGACTTAAAAAATATTTTCCACTTTGTCCAGTTGGTATAACATATTTATTATTAGTCAAATCAACACCACTATGTGTGTCAAAGTTTGTAACTTGCCATGTTATTAAATTAGTAGCATTAGCAGATGTAGATTGATTTGAATCTTTTGCTATTGAAAAAGCTGGTGTG